CGAATCAACAACGCCGCCTCCGGGTTCTCCGGCACCGCCACACTCATCATGCGTACCGTCGCCGCATCAACCTTATCGGTCATGCCCACCGTCGCGTCATGTTTCGGGGTTGTCATGGTTTCATTCCTTCATTTCATTTAATACTCAACCCTGATTAAACCATCCGCTCCCGGCCCTCCGTGATCCGCGCTGGAGCCGCAAATCCCCCCTGCGCCAAAATATACGCCAGCCGCCCCATCTGTGCCGATGCCGAAACCATACTGACCACCTTGACCATAAGCATCATACCCCTGCGCTGCAACATTAAGGTCGCCGCCAGTTGCAGTCCCTCCTACTCCAGCATCGGCTGTAGAACCGCCACTGCCGCCACCTTTTCCTCCCCCCCCAGCAGTATAAGTGATTCCATCATACGCGAAAGTTGAATCATTGCCATCGAAGCCGTTATTATTCCACGCCGACGCCGCCCCGCCCGCGCCTACATCGAACTGGATAGTGTCATCTGGAGTAACCGCCAGATTTTTTTCCACATACCCGCCCGCGCCACCAGCCCCAACGCCCTGCTCTGTCGTGCCATACGCAGAGGAACTTCCACCACCGCCGATTAGGACGACTCTTATTCTCGTCACCCCGGAAGGGACAGTCCAGTTATTGCTCCCAGTAGTGAACACTACTAGGAGGGGCACACTCGTGTCCACTGGCGTTGCCCACTGTGGGATTTGATTCTCACCCTGCGTCTGAAGAAATTCCCCGTCAGTACCCGCCCCCAACCGCACATAATCGGTGCCGTCAAAATAAAGCACATCCCCTTCGGCGTCCTCGCCCATCGCCAGCTTGGTGCCGTCCACTGCGTTGTCCGCAATCTTGGCAGTCGTCACATTAGCATCCAGAATGTTGGCGGTTAGAACCTTGTCGGTGCCAATGGCCAAGACCCCCGCGCTATCCAGTGTGGCATCACCGCTTAACGTGGCCGCCGTGGGCGTCCCCGCATTGCCCACCACCAGTTGCCCGGTTGCCAGGGCTGCCAATTTACTAAACTCAACGGCTGCCCCCGCCTGTAAATGCACATTGGTAAGGGAGTTTGTCGAAATGCTCAGGGACCCAATGGCCCCCTCAATATCGACCGTGGGCGTTCCCAACTGGTTCAAGGCCGACACCGTGATGGCGTCGGTTGACTGGAAAACGCGTCCTGGTGTCACTGTCGCTGTAATTGCCAATTTAGGTTCCTCCTATGATTTCACCAGGGTTCCCTGCGCCCCGGTGTCCGTTGTCATTATAGCCTGTTTAAGCTGAATCCGACCCTGCTTATTCGTCAACTCAAGCTGACCGTACCGGCCTTCCCGTGCCGCCACAGTAAATGTCTCCTGGGTTTCCTGGAACCGGAACGGGTTGAAATCCGCACCGGGAGTTAGCCCGACCTCCTCCCCTTCGGTCAACAGGTCGCCCCCGCTCTCTATGCTGGCCGTGTCCCCGCTCTCGGTCAGCACGGTCAGGGGCATGGTCGCAGACAGGTCGGACGAGTAATCCTCACGATAGGGTGTGTCATGGTCGTTGTTAATGTTGGAATCGTCCCAGGGTAACTGGTTAAAGGGCCGATAATAGTTCACCCTGCTCTTGGTGCGGTCCGTCACCAGTGCCTGTTTCTCATTCGCCCCGTCCATCACCAGCTTGGCAGAGAAATTCGGGAACCAGGTCCCCACCGAAAACCGTGCGGTCCTGAAGAAACGCAGGTTCAAATCGTCGTGGTGATACCCCCGCGTCGTCACCATCGTTTCAATTTCCTCCACCCCGATATTGTTTTCCCGGTCGGTGTCCCGGACCTCATCGCCATGGTCAGATTCCTCCAGGAGGTTCACAAACCCATCCTCCCCAATGAAGAACAGTCGTTCGGACCCGCTGTAAAACGCCTTGAAAAATTCCTTTATATTGATGGCCGACCCGTCATACCGGCCACTCCACTGGCGATTAAGGAAATCGAAAACCAGACAGCAGTTGTTCCCGTCGCTGCCATTGTCCAGCGGAGCCGCAATCCAAAGGCGGTTGTCCATGTAGGCCATCCGTATCCGCCCCTCATGCCGGGGGTCTATCCGGTCTATTAGTGGCTGAATCGGCTCCGACAAGGGCAGGTCCACGCCCTGTATCTTCCCCTGTTCCGTTTGGCGCAGTGACACCACCCCGCGGCGCCCCGCATAAAAGTAAACATCCTGGCCCACCAACACCGTCGCCCGCGGCCCAGAGGCTCCATACTCAGGAATCAGCGTCTGCAATACCAGGCTGCTTGCCAAGCTGCCGGCACCCGTGCTTATGTCGGTTACAATAAAGCTAGTCAGTAGGTGGACACTCTTGGTCTTGAATATGACCAGTTGATTCTCGTTGAGTTTCAATATCTCCACCAAAACATCATCCGACCCCTCGTTGATACGGAACTGGCTCGTGAAGAAAACGTGCTTATGGTCAAGTATATCGGTCGCAAACAGGAAATCCTTTTTCTGGCTGGTATAGTTGAACGTCGTGCTGTTATACGAAGTGCCCACCACCACGCGGTTCTGGATGAACGCCGCAATATCCGCATTGGGCAGAATCAACCCAGTCTGCGTCCAGTTCGTCACCCCTGGCTCATCGCTGGCCGAATAGCCCGCATCCGCCTTCCAGTAGTCCGCCTGGTTGGAACAGGTAATGGTCCCCGTGGCCGACGTTCCTGTGCCGCCGGCATAGGTAAACACTGTGTCACTCGTCACCGTGACATTGAATCGCCCGTTGAAGGCCGCCTCCGCCGCATCCCGGACGGTAACATCCATGCCCGTCTTATACCCATGCACAGCAGTTGTCGTCACCGTGGCTGTGCCCCCTGAGTGCGTCACGCTAGTCACCGCCTCCCACGGGCCATGCGCCACTTCACTCGTGTCCGCCGTGTAACTGCCGGAACTGCTCCAGTGGTCCACCAGGTCCGCAAACCCATGATTGATGCTGTTCATTACCAGCGGCGCCAGGGTCGTGCCCCGGAACATCAGCACCTTGTTGAATGCCTGGATAAAAGTCACATCGTCCAGCACCTTGACTCCCGTGGCCAGTGTCAGCTTGCGGGGGTCATTATTTTCCCGGCAGAAATAAACATCCCCGTCCACCGCCAACAAAACAAATTCCTTGGCGTTCGGGTCCTTGAAGGTCCCCACCCCGTAAATCTTTCCCCAGGGATTGATTTCCTTGCCGGTGCTTTCCGGCTGAATATCATTCAACCAGGCTGGCTTCAAGACGCCCAGCCGTGTCTCAGCCACCCCGTTGCGAAACACCACATTGCGGGCATCCGCCGCCATACCCTGCGGGAGACTGCCTGGGTCCAGTCGGAGGTTCACGCCCATGAAACGTGTGTCACCGTCCGCTAATATCTCTTTGTTCGGCATTGCTACTTCCACCATTCATCAGCGCCGGGCAGTTTGGGCAGATTGGGCACCAAATTTATTCTTTCGCGACTCCTTACAGTTGCTTTTTTCGCCCTCTCTCTATCCCCTGGACCCGCCTTATGCGCTTGCCTGGACTCTCTGGTACGCGTACTCTCCTTGGTCCACTTTCTAGCCGAGCGGGCATTATCTTTGGCAAGTTTCCCTTTTGCGATTAAAGGCTTTTTGGCCTTGGGCGCTGCTTTGGGCGCTGCTTTGGGCGCTGCTTTGGGCGCTGCTTTGGGCGCTGCTTTGGGCGCTGCTTTGGGCGTAAACGCAGCCCGCAAACTGATTATCCGAGCCTCTACCCGGCGCCGTTCCGCGGATGAAATAATTCGTCCCGCACTTGGTTTCAGCTTTCGTTGCAGCCGACTAATCATCAGCTTTGCTTTCCTCTCCACACTATATGCCATTTTTATTCCTTTCAATTAAACTCACTTTTCAATCCGTTCTTCCAATTTATTTATGTAAAGTCCAAGTGACTTGACCAACGCGGCACCCTCGTTGGTGCTTACACAATTCTCAAGTCCCACCGGATTCGCCTCCACTATCTCCTGAAACCCGTTCAGTTTCTCGGTCAAGCAACCGCTGCTCCCGGCGGCTACGAGCAGAATCAATAAGGTCCGAAAGTAGTTCATCTTTTTCCTTCCTTCGCTTGCTGGCGGCCATCGCCGTGGTCGCATCCGTCAGCCGGTCTAGTGCGTTCACGATATGCGGAATGGCCCGCAACGCCGCCATGAGTTCGCCAATCATCCCAGCGGCTTGTGGGTTTCATCCTCCTTCTTGTCCTTGACCAAAAGACCTTTAGCCGCATCAACTAAACTCTGGCCGGCCACATAGGCCACGATAATTGTAACCAGCGCCGTTACTATGCCCTCACTCATTTCCGGGGATAGCTTTAACCAGTCAGTCAGCATGACGGCAACCACGCCGCCCACCGCTACCCATAATTTTCTGGACTTAAATTTACTGTTCATTCTATTCCTTCTCTTTTAACAATTTCACAATCTTCACCACCGTCCACGCACAGGTGAGCAGCAGCAACGTCACTTTAAGACCAAGTTCAAGCTCGGTCAGGGACACCACACCTATAGTGCCACCATTTACCACGCCCATTGTTAGCCAGTCTTTCACTT